CGTCTGCATACGCAAATGCATACGCTTCTAAAATTTGTGCAGGTAAAATTAAAGATCCATCTGGTGTAAAGAGAAAAGATTTTAGAGGCAGCAAAGCTGAAGGTGGATTGATGGAAGCTACTGCAAGATTAAGAAAACAAGGTCTAAAGGGTGGTGGAATATCACAACGAGGACTTGGTAGAGCATTTATGAAGGGAGGACGAGTATAATGGCTACAGATTTTGAAAACATGATTAAAGGAAGACAAAAAGTAAAATTTAAAGACAAAGAAACTAAAGGTGGAAAATTTAGAAAAGGTTTAAAAAAAGCAATAGAAGGGGGAGAGGAAAAAAAATTACCTAAAAGAGATCCAAAGAAAATAATGGAAATAGATAAATCGTTAAAAAATTTAAAAAGTGATTTTAGATTTCCTAAAAAAATACCGGGACCAAGAACAGGACGGACTGGAACCATGACACCAGAGCCAGAGGCACCTAGAAAACCTGGAGAGGATAAAGAAATGCAACCACTGGCAAAAGGTGGAAGAGCCATGTATAAATCTGGAATGAGGGTTTGTAAGTTAGCTAAAAGAGGCAAAGGAAGAGCTTACGGAAAGAATTCGTAATGGCTAAGAACGGTTTAGATAAATGGTTTGCCCAGAAATGGGTAGATATAGGAAGTAAAAAGAAAGATGGTTCTTTCTCAAAGTGTGGAAGATCAAAACAAAAGAAAGATGCGAAACGTAAATATCCAAAATGTGTCCCACTTGCAAAAGCAAGACGTATGACTGAAGGTCAGAGACGTTCTGCTGTCAAAAGAAAAAGAGCAGTAGCACAGGGTGTTGGCGGTAAACCAACTAACGTTAAGACATTTGCAAAAAGAAAACAAGCTATGATGGGTGGATTCATGGCAAGAAGAATGGGAATGAGATAATGAGAAGACGGGATAAAATGCCTGCAAGAAATAAAAAAAATTTTAGACCTACTGAAAAAGGGGCTGGAATGACAAGGGCTGGTGTTGCTGCATATCGAAGAGCAAACCCTGGTTCTAAAT